CGAATGGATTGACATTGACAATGAGCAGTACTTAGAATTTCCTGATAATTTTGGTAATAGAAAAACCAAACCTTATCGTGGGGAGATACAAGAGAATGAGCAGCTGATGGATGACCAAAAACGGTACGTTAGGAAATGCTCATGGATTGTTGGAACTGAGTATGTGTATGACTGGGGAAAATCAAGTTACTTTAGCAAAGACAGTTTTGGCCAGCCAAGGTTGTCATATAGAGGCGTTGCACTTTCCACTACCCCGATTATGGTCCAGATCAAACCATTTCTGAAAGGATTCCAACTGGCATGGATTAAGGCACAGTACGCCATATCTCAGGCAATCGGCAATGGGTTCGCTGTAGATATCGGTGCCATCAAGCAGATTGCAATCGGTAAGGGAAAGGATTGGGACCCGATGGAAGTTTTAAGATATTACAAGCAAAGTTCATTCCTTTTATATAAGAAAAAAGAATCACTTTCGGGCTTTGGACGCTCCGTTTCACCTCCTGTAATCCCGCTGAATAACTCTTCATTTGAGAATATCAGGGCGCAATTTGAGGCTATGAAGCATTTTATGGATCTTATTGAGTCCACTTCTGGCATCTCAGAGACCGTAACAGGTGGTCAGGCAGACCCGAATGTATCTAAGTTCGGTATGCAGATTTCGGTAGCGGGTTCAAGCAAGATAATTAACAACATTGTTCGGGCAGTCACTGATTTACAGGAAGATATGTCAACAAATGTCTGCTACAAAATCAGGAGTCTGTGTCGAGAAAATGATTTTATTGCAGAAAGTTATGCCCAGGTAATCGGAAAAACCCGAATGAAAGCTGTGATGGATGCAGAAAAATCACATGTTGAGTACGGAATTTCTATCGAGGCGTCCGATATATCAGAAGAAAAGCGTAGCATTATGGCCATGTTACAATCCTTCATAGCCCCGTCAGCGGATGGAAGCACAAATAATATGAGTGAAGGACTGCAAATCATGGATATGATTCACCAGAGACAGAACCTTAGACGCATCGGACTCATCTTAGGATACATGATGAAAAAGAAGGCCGAGAAGATGCAGGAAGACAAGTTGGCCAATATAAAGGCACAGCAAGCCGGATTGGATCAGATGGAGCAGAGAAAGACTCAGGCATCTATTCAGGTTCAAGATTTTGATATGGAACGAATCAATAGGGAATGGTGGAGTGCCTTTACAGTTAAATGGGGAAAGACCCCACAACAGGTGCTCTCGATTGACAATATGCCACAACAGGCACAACAACAACAACAGGCTCCGGCACCGGCACAACAGCAAATGCCGATGGAGCAACAACAGGAACCGCAACCACAATTAACACAACAATAATAGTATGACGACAGAAGAATATTTACAAACATTAGGCACACCGGAAGAGGTGGAAGTTGTTACTGAGGAAACTCAGGAGGAGGGCACCGAAGAAACACAGGTGGAGTCAACAGAGGAAACTACGGAAGTTACCGAACAGACCGAGGAAACTCAGGAGGAAGAAGTCACAGCAGAGGAAGAACTTGCCATTGAAAAACAACTGGCCATTGCTTCAAAATTATTTGGACGTGAATTTCTCACGGTTGAAGAAGTGGAAGCTTTTAAGACAAGATTCTCTGGACTGGAAACAGGCAGTAAGCAAGTTGATCTGATTCCAAAACTTCTGGAGAAACTAAAAGCATCACAGAATATATTATCTTACTTCCCGGATGAGAATGCCTATCGTGCGGCGCAACTATCCAAGTTGGAAGATTACAAAGGAAAAGAATCAATCATCAATAAAGTACTTAACAGCAACGTAGCAGAATTACCGTCACTCGAAGTCATTGAATTGCAGGCCCGTCTTGATGCCCCAAAAGGTATTCGGAACCCATTTCGGGCAAAGCTTGCAAATCTGGGATTTGACCCCGATTCGGTCATGGAAGGATATGAAGGATTGTCAGAGGATGACAAGGACCGCATTGATCTTCTGGCCTCAGAATCAAGAAAATCCCTAGCCAGACTTGGAGCAGATATCGAACTGCCAAAATCAGATGATTCGGATGTACTATCAGAAATGGAAGCAGAACTATCGCGTACAAGGGAGGACCAGAGCGCAAAACGTAGTTCACTTGCCCCCATTGCAGAGGCCATCGTATCTGAATTAAAGCAGATCGAAATCGAAGATGGGTTTAATTTTAAGCTTGATCTCTCAAAAGAGGACAGGACGGAACTCACCGAGTTTATCACCAATGCTGTGTTGTCAGGAGATTATGACCTGTCAACAGAAAGCGGGAAAAAGGAAATGTGGACAGCGGTACAGGATCTGGTATTCTTGAATAACAAGGCCAAGATACTGCCATTGCTGTCTAAGCACATTCGTGAAGATGAACAACGTAAGTACCGTCAGAAGTCAAACAATGCCATCCCGATTAACAAAAACGAACCGGCACCGGCAAAGATTACTTCACCGACTTTGAGTGCGAACGCTTTCCTGGCACAAGAAATGATTGATGAGAGAAAATAGTTAGTTAATTTTTTAAAAACAAAGAAATAAAATGGCAAATACAACGCCTCCTATCCTGTCCAAGGCACATCAAGGACAGCATACCGAGTCCTGGCGGTTTTTAACCGAGGACAGAACATTGGAACCCGCAGTATACGGGCAGTTAATTCAATTGTATGGTGATGGCCTCACATCGTGGGATGCCTTCATGCTTGCAGGTCATGATATTGACGTGTCGACCAGAAATCTTCGTGTAATTTCGCAAGGTTCGATCTTAAACACAGTGGACGTGGATACCGAAGTAGTAGCCGGGGCAGCAAACGCGAACCTGACTTTTATCTCCGTAAACGACACTCTTCGTGTTGGATTTGTGGTACATGTACCGGCTAAATACCAGTTGGCAGGCACGATCCTTGCTGATTCTTATCGTTGCAAGACCAAAACTTACAATGCAACCGTAGCTACTGGCGGCGTACCCGGATACACCTACGTGTGTGAGCCTTTAATTGCAGGTCAGCGCAACACAGTGAACATTCCTGTTGGTCAGAAATTGATCATTGGAGGTTCGATGTTTGCAGCCGGCACTCAGCAACCTGCCGGAATGGTGAATGATTTTTTCGATGACTTCTACGGAACACGTATCTTAAAGGAATCAACCTACTATGAAGGTGGACAGGTAGCACTGAAAGAACGTGCAGTCCTGGGCTCTAATTTACGTGCCCGTGGTGCCATGGAAGCCCAGTTAAGATTGCGCCAGCAGTTAAACGATGCAGTTTTGATGGGTCGTAAGATCACCAAATCCGGTGGTTTAACCCAAGCCAACCGCTCAGGTGAAGCCAACCAGATACTGTCAAGTGCAGGTTTGCTTCCTACTATGATCGAAGAGTCAATGAAGCTGTATTACACCGGTTCTTTTAACGAAGACCAGTTAGATGCCATGAAAGCAATGTTTGCTTCACAGGGCGTAATAGGTTCAAACGCTCTACTCATGAGTGGACCAGCCCTGAGACTGGGTCTTGAAAATGCCATGCTGACATGGGTAAAATCCTACTCAGGTGGGTCTGACCTGTATGACAAGTTGAAAGGTGTTGGATTCGGTGTCTCTGAAATAACCAAAAATGGTTTCAAGACTTATTTGACCGAACTTCCTGAATTCTCTAACCCTATGCTGTACGGAGCTACCGGCTTCAACTTCGGTGATATCGGAATGATCTTCCCTGACACCAAGGTGACTGCAACTTTGGACTCTATCGCTAATAACGGTTCCTCACTTTCAGGTGGAAAGAAAACCTCGATCAATAACTTCACAATTGGATACCTGAACTCGGGTGGTGAAAACCGCAGATTAGTTACAGGCACCAAAGCTGGAATGAACGGATTGGGAATTCCAATATCGGATGACTGGGATGATTTCGCCGAATACACCATGTGCGAGATGATGAACATCTTCACGGCAATGAACCAGACTATCTTTGTTTCTCCTACCTAGTAGGTAAAATAATAGATAAAAATAGAAAAGTAGGGAGTGGTAATAGCTCCCTACTTCTTATAATAAAACAAGAAAATTCACCAACACAAAATTTATATGGCAATTTACATTGACGGGATTCAGCTTCAACCCAAAAAAGACGGCACTTCACTGGAAAGAAAATACTTCCAGGAAAGAGAAGAAATTAAGATTTTATTTGACAAGTTCAGAAAAGGTCTGGAGCCTGTAACCCTTATATTTAAAAAA